CTCTCTCTCATTCAATAACCGCTTAACCCTGTAGCTCTCACCCGATACCGCTAACCGATAGCTCTAGCCCGTGACCTAATCGCCTAAGCTCTACCGATCTAGCTACCTAATCGGCTAATGCCTTACCCTCTAACCGTTAGACAGTTGCGCCCTTATTGTCTACCTTGTTATGTGATCCGATTCACTAGAATAAATTGCACTAGATAGCTCTTTAGAGTTGCGTTATCCCTTAACGGTATAGTACTTTACTCTCATAGAGCTAAACACTTACCTAATAAGCTCTATAGATAAGGGTAAATAAATGCCTAAGAATAAAGTCTGCAATTGCGGAGTGTGCTTAGATAGCTATTGTAAATCAAGCGATAGCAAGCTAACAATTGCTAAGTGCTGGTGTGCAGAGTGCAAGGATACCCGTAAAGAGATCAAGCTAAACGCTTACAAGATTACAATTGTAAAGGAGTTAATCTAATGACAAGCTACGAGGAGATTAAGCAAGAGATCAAGCTAGAGATCGCTAACGGCGAGACACTAGAGGAGATTAGAGAGCGCTCTTATGAGCTAGTTGATAACTATGTCCCTATTTACAATAATCGCATAGTAGAGGATTGGCAGAGTATGCCAAGCGATTACGATAACCGCGGGAGTGCAGAGCTTGGCCACAATTGCGAGGAGCTAAACATCATTAATCTAATGATGTCGGACTTATACATCTATTACACGGAGCTTGTAGGCTTGGTAATTGATGACCTAGCTCAAGAGTTAGCGGGGGCGGAGTAATGCAATATCTAACTCCTCGCGGGTGGCTTGTCCTTGTTATTCTGCCCGCTATCGCTCTAATAGCTCTTATGTTATGGATAAGCGGGCACGTATGGTACGTGCCTACCGATCACGGCGGGCACTATTGCATAGACACTATGGTGAATTGCTACGCCAAGACTTTCACTAGGTAAGTGACTAGCGCCCTCTCTAGCTTAGGCGGGAGAGGGCGTTAGCCCGTACCTAGCGGGAATTACTAAGAGAATAAGGGTTACTTAATGGATACTATGACAGAGAATAAGATCATTACGGCGGGCGAGAGCCTTAACAATTTAGAGCTAGAGGGCGCTCTATTGTTAGAGCTACTAGAGGGCGTAAGCTCTCACGCGGGGCGTGATAAGTCACTCCCTACGCTTAACGCGGTAGAGATAGAGGGCGGGGGCGGGCTATTAGTTGCACGCGCTACGGATCGCTATCGCTTAATTGAGGGCGGAGCAAGAGCGCTAGAGGGTAGCTTAGATAAGGCGTTAATCTCGTTAGACGATACTAAGCGCATCATCGCACTAGCTAAGGCGCATAAGGCTCACCGTGTAGCACTTAATCGCCTAGGCGATAGCCTTACCGTTAGCTCACTAGGCGATAGCCTAACCGTGACTCTGCGCGACGGTACTTTCCCTCCTACCGAGGAGCTATTCACCAAGAGCGAGGGAGAGCCTAGCCCTATTGAGGGCGTAGCCTTTAACCCCGCGTTTATGGCAGACTATGCCAAGATAGCGGGCAAGGGCGCGGGGATCAAGCTCTACTTTACGGGTGAGGGTAAGCCTATCCGCGTACGCATTACAAGTGACACGATTAATTGGAGAGCCTTGCTTATGCCTATGCGATACACGGACTAGTTAGTGCGTTAGTATCTTGCTCTACTATTACGGTAGAGTAAGGTACTATCTTACTAAATTAGTAGGATAGTTAGACAGTAAAGGGGTTAGAGCTATGACAGTAGAGAGAGTGCGCCATAGTGGCGCGTATGTAATCTCACAATTTACAGGTGAGGGCGCGGGAGAGTATCTATTCACCCGCACTTATTACGGCTACACGCTACGCGATGCTAAGGCACAATTTAAGATCGCACTAGCGGAGGAGGCTAAGTAATGAAACGCTATAGAGTAACGATAGAGCTAGCTCCGCTAGGTTATGAGGTAGAGGCGTTTACCGAGGACAAGGCTATTGAGTATGCGGAGGAGTGTTTTTTCCAGGAAACAGATTACGACGTGCTCAAGCACGCTAAATACACAATAGAGGAGATAGCGTAATGAAAGAGCTAGAGCAATTCTTAAATGTAGAGGCAGAGTGGGTACTAGAGAGACTTAGTACAGGTACCGAAAGTAATGACCGTAATTACTATCAAGGCAGACTAGATCAATTAGCGCAGATTAGACGATTACTAAACCTACCGCAGATTATGAGAGAGAGGGCCAGCTAATGGACACACTAGAGCAAATAATCAATGAGATTTACGAGGACAATTATTCTCACTTAGATTTCATTGACAATATGGGAGGCGATTGCGATTGCCATATTCACACCACGCTAAACACTATCGTTAAGTATAGAGACGGGAAAGAGGGAGAGTAATGGATAAGTGTAGATATTGTGGCTTACGTGGGTTAGTACTGTCCACTATTAACGCAGACTATTCTTGCGAGTATTGTGGAGAGTGGCAAGATGTGGTGCTTAACAGTGCGTGGGAGGTGGTTAGCTATGCAAGATAGATACCTGGTAACACTAGAGATAGAGACTTACGACGGGGATCCGAGAGCGTGGGATTGGCAGACCTTGCTTGGGTACGAGGACAAGGTTAAGGTAATTGAAACACAATTCAAGGGTAGAGTACTACCCACTAGCGAGGGAGAGAGTAATGAGTAGAGATCTAAGTTGGGCAGAACTAGCAGAACTGACACACGCTACGCAGGTAGAACACTTTAGTTTTTGCCTATGTGAAGACAACGAGGGACAAGAGAACCCATACGCAGATTGCCCAAAGGAGGTAGCGTAATGAACGAGGAGTATCTAAAGGCTAAGTTTGATTTATGTATAGATCAAGCTGAGAAGAACATACAAGAGGAAGAGATCGCGGAAGCGATTAAGAACCTACGCCGTGCCAACAGTGCGCTATCGCGCCTATTCGGGTTTGAGGAGGAGGACAGTGAGTAACATAAAAGCAACCCTTTATGGGCAAGTACGCAGTAAAGAATTAGAGGAGGGGAGCAACATCTACACGATACACCCGCCAAAGTCTGACCTGATCTTATTCTATGAAATTATAGAGCCTAACAATGGTATCCGTTGGGGAGGAGGAGAAGCCAAAGATGCTATTCAATGGCTTTACCTTGCACCGGTAGGCTCACGCCTGTTGGTGAGTGCGTGGGATAGTGATGAGGAGGACGCTCATTTAGTAGGGCAAACGATAGACATAACCGAGATTATTCAACAGGCAAGGGAGGTAGGGCTATGAGCTACTGGCTAGGTTTACTCGCGGTAATACTGGTAGCATACGCACTTATAGTGTGGGAGGACAAGATCAATGGAGAGTAAAGAGGTAAGCGGTAAGCAAGCTATTCACTATCGAAACTACAGACGAGCAAGAGATCGTGCGCTAGTGCGCCTGTCTCACCTCTATCCCAACGTGTATAGAGACTTGCTGGCAGAGGAGAAAAAGAATGACGATACAGAGGGCAAGAGCTGGGTTGCTAGTAATACTCGTGTTAGCGTTACTATGGGTGTTCGCTCCGGACCAACACGTAGTAAAGGTAAAGCTACCAAGCGACCTAAACGTGTTCGCAAGACACGCAACAATGGAAGAAAAGCGTGAGAACAAGGCACTTGCGGTTGGTTACGCAAGAGCACTCGGTTACAGTAGAAAACAAATTGCGTGCCTTGTCACCCTATGGACCCGTGAAAGTAGGTTTGACCACCTTGCCGACAACCCAAGATCAACCGCTTACGGAATTGCTCAGCTCCTTAGAGAGAAAGATAACCGAGCTGAATACCAAATCCTTCACGGTCTTAGATACATTGACCACCGTTACCCAAAGAATAGAAGTTGCACTGCACTTCAACACTCAGATCGAAGAGGTTGGTACTAAAGTGTGATACAGTTTGAGGAGAAGGTTTACTAACCCTTTCCTTCTCTTCAAGTAAGAAGCCCCATCAGGACGGGAACTGGTGGGGCTTCTGCTTTCCCAAAGACAAAAAGCCCTAGCCATTTAGACTAGAGCTTGTTGCCAGCACTCTCAGCAACTTGCTGCCGAGGTAACTTAATCATAACACTATCCGCCAGTAGAGTAAAACCCTTTACCCTTGAAGGTGACGCCAGGTGAGTTCCACTTACGGATCATAGGTATGTGGCAGT